AGTATGTTTAAACGATGGTGTTCTCAGCAGGGATTTGCTCACGGAAACCAGTTATCACATGTGCTCATGGACGGTGGGGTCCTCTCCGTGCCATTTGATAAATTGGATGAGTTTTATACAAAATATATAGAGTGTGTTCGACACGGAGAAAAGGTCTTTGTGGTCGAACAGAAGACACCGACATATAACTTTTTCGTTGATATTGACTACAAAAACAATGATCCACTGAGTATCGAAGAGATACAAGACATATGTAAAATCATTTGTGATAAAGTCAAGCGTCACGGTGGAAAAGAGAGTCTCGTGTCTGTATCACCCCCGAAAAAGGTTGGAAATCTTATGAAAACGGGTATTCACTTAAACTGGCCGGGTTTTGTAGTGAATCAAGTATCGGCAATCGCACTCAGAGAACACATCCTCGTAGCTTTGTATGCCGCAAAAAAATCAATCGATTGGAATGAAATCATCGATTCATCTGTGTATGGTGACATACAACGTCGTTCAAAGGGGAGTGGATTTCGTATGCCTTGGTCGCATAAGAAGGGAAAACATGATTCATGTGAAGGAAAGGGATGTCACGAGTGTCACAATACCGGTAAAGTCACACAAGTCGCGTATTTACCTGTGTTTGTATACAAAACGGGGCCCCTTAGTACACTTTTACGTATAGATCAAACACCCGACATAGACATTTTAGCCATGGCAGCCGTTCGAACCGAAAATCAAGACTTTGTACACGTAGAGAGTCCGAGTCGAGCCATCAAAGAAGGATCATTCACCGACGTTCAGACCAAGGATGAATTACACGATGAAGAGACGAAGATGCTTCTCGAAGAATTTGTTCGTACGAATCTTGAAGGTCAAGGAGACGCACACATTACAAAACTTTTCAAGTTTAAAAACCAATACCTCGCATCTACGACGTCAAAATATTGTGAAAACTTGAAGCGTTCACACGGTTCGAACCACGTATGGTTTTACATAAGTGGTGACAAAATCACACAGAAGTGCTTTTGTCGATGTGAAACACTTCGAGACAGACGTGATGGGTTTTGTAAAGATTTTTGTGGCCGGCGACACGTGCTCAAACCACAAATCGTAGAACGCTTGTATCCAGAAAAGGAAGAGATAAAACAATGCCCAGACATAAAAACAGACAAGAAAAGAGAAAAATCGGACATAGACTACGTGGAAGCGAAGGGTCACGTTGAACGATACATTCGCTCGTGTATGCCCAAACACGATCGGGTCACGGTGATTAAAATTTCGAAAGAGCGTCAAAAGTATATAGTGACGACGACTTCAAATTATTGTGAAGTTGCAAAAACAAATCACGAAAAGTATACGTCATTTAGAATAGAAAAGGGTAAAATATTCCAGGATTGTCAGGTGTGTCGTAAAAAGGGTCGAATCTATGCACTCAATACGAAATCCGTGAATGTATTGTATCCGAATAAAAAATAACGTGTAATTACAGATATGGCATTCATTTTACTGGGTGTGGGTATAGTCCTCGCATCAAAACTCGCCTTTAAAGAAGAGCCAGAAGAAGATCCATTCATGGACCTCAAGCGCGAAGCCCATGTGTATTCAGGCGTGAACCCCAACGTATTCATGCAATTCATATCAAAGTTTAACTTGGCACAAAGATACATGCACGTCGACGTGCACACGGCTCAAAAATATATGCTCGAATCACTCGATAGTCTCGAAGATATAGCTTTGTACGCTGAGTCGGGTGATTACGATATCCAGGAACCAATCCACACACTCGCAAAGAAAATAGGATACTCATTCGAAAACCGACTCATGAATATTGCAATAAACAAAGGTGTTGTTCTTTATCCAAAATACTTAAACAATAGAATCAATTAAATCATAAATGCCTGTTACCAGGACTCGCTCAGGACGCCAGATAAAGAAACCCGAATTGTTTACACCGACGGAAGAAGTCGTCGATGATTACGGCGAAGACGAACATGATTCTGATTTCGGAAGTGAAATCGACACGGAAGATGAATATGATTCACAAGACGACTCGGAATTTGACGACGATGACGATGAAGAAGCCGATGAAAATGGAAACCTCAAAGATTTTGTCATTGACGAATCGGATGATGATGATGAGGAAATTTAGCTTAAAAAAAAGATGATTTGTATAACAAAATGGAGACGGATATAGGAAACCCCATTGATTACAAGTCTGAGATCGAATCGTTAAATAAAGACTATGACGAACGAGAAGATTTCTATGACGAACAGCAGCAGCCGTCGTACATGCAACAACCTCCGCCTCCCCCACCACCCATGTTTCCAGGAGTGCAGCAACACTGGCAACCGATCGATGCAAACAAGACAAACGATTTGTTTTCATCCATCGATAAGACGGCATATATCATTATTTTTGTAGCCTTTATCCTAGGCTTTTTTATGGGTAAAACCATGCAACCAGTCATCCTCAGACCATCCTGAAGATGAAAATGGTTCAAAATCACCGATATCACCGGTCGCGGGTTCCGTAAAATACGCACGACTCACGACGAGTGGATCCTTTAGCAATTCCAAACCCACTTCAAAAGCAGTATCACTTTTGTTTTTTCTCTTTTTGTACAAGGAAAAAAACAAAATAAATAGCGCCGCGACAATGATTAATGTAATGATATTAAGAATGACGCTGAGCATATTATAGTAAGCTCATACTTTTTTTATGCTGACGTCACTTCCTCACCTGGTTCTTCCGCCTTTTCTTCAATCTTCGCATTCGTGGACGATTCCGCTTCAGCTTCAGCTTCAGCTTCGCGCTTCTTTCGACGTTCTTCAACTTCGGACGCAACGATCGCATCCGCCTCCTTTACGAGTTCTTCCATGGGAGCGTCCGGCTTTTCCTTTTGGAGACGTTCCAACACCTCGGCCGGGTGACTGATGGGTGCTTCGTCCGGTTTCGTGTAAAACTTAGAATTTTCATCACCGGGCTTGATGTACGAACTATCTGTGCGCACAGACATCATGTCCTTCTTACGTTCTTCGAACATCTTTGCGGCCTGGATTTGGTTTTCTTTGTAACCTTGCATGATCTGTTCGAGCTTTTCGTTTTGATAGTGTACGTCTTCAATCGCATCTCTATCCGGAGGAATCAACAACCACTTGTACATGTCGACGACATAGATATCAAACGTGGAGTCTTCCTTTTGAAGGCGCTTCGCGTGATTTGCCGCTTCATCACGAGTCGAAAATGCGCCACGGATCTTAATACCAAACTTGTCATTCTTTTGGGGGCACTCGGGACCAATAACAGACAGGCATGCGAAAAGCTGTCCGGGAACCGTCGTGTAGTCTTGTTCAAGAGAAGCCATTATAGTCATGATACGGTAATAAACTTTAAGCCTTTTGTGTGACTAAGTTGTTTAAAAGACTGAAAATAGTAAAGATAAATGGAAGACCTTCGAAGGACGCACAATGATGCGAAACGTGCATTGATTCAATCAGTCACGAAAGAAGGTCACCAAATTCTAGACGTGGGATGTGGTTTCGGTGGAGATCTTCAAAAATGGCGTGCGTGTGGTGCAAACATAAACATGTGTGATCCAGAACCGTCGGCACTCGAAGAAGCAAAGACGCGCGCAAAAAATATGAAAATGCGTGTTAATTTTTATCAAGGTGACATTTTCAATTGTCCACACAGATACTTTGATATCATCTGTTATAACTTTTCACTTCATTACATTTTTAAAACACGGGATCTATTCTTTGATTCGTTACGCGAAATACGAAAACGTATGAGACCTGGAGGGCGTCTCATAGGTATCATACCCGATTCAGAAAAGATCATGTTTAAAACACCCATGACGGACAAGCTTGGGAATTTTTTCAAGATGCGGTATCCCGGGAATGGTGGATTTGGTGAGAAATTGTTCGTACACTTGGTTGATACACCGTTTTATGCGGATGGACCTCGTTCAGAACCCATCGCGTTCAAAGATCTGTTGATCACACATTTAGAAGATATAGGATTCAAATTGGAAATGTGGCAAGGTCTCGAAGGAAATCCCATTTCTGAACTCTACAGTAAATTTATCTTTGTATATAAAAAATGATAGCGTGGTTTCTGCTCATCATTATTAACCTGTTCATTCTCTCAACCACACACGAACCGGAAAGACTCGTCGAAGTTAAAGAAAAGTACAGGCGGTTACGAGAACATTTGAGTGAAACGAATAATGAAAAGTTTAAGGTGTTAACGCGGTGTATTCCAATCACGGCCATGCATAGAACGCGAGGACCGATTGGATACAATACAAACAAAGGCGTCGATAT